AGCCACTGCCGAAAGTTTTTCCAGAGCAGCTGCGTTTTTCTTTTTCAGGATTGCGATATCTTCAGGGCGGAAAATTAGCTCCTTAGTGTGCGGGTCTCTGGTCGTGAAAATAATTATGTTCACCGTTAGCTTTTCGGAGTCTATTTTTTCGCCTTTGTCATCCATCGAGGCCTTGAACATTTTGTCCCGCTCCTCCCCGGTCATGGATTTTACCAGAAATTTACGGTTTCCCCACTGTTTGACTGTGACCTCTTCGGATTCAATGTCCTCAATATCGAGCACAAATTCCCTTAACGATTTGCCTTGCAGCGGTTGTCTTTTTTCCATTTTCATTTTCCCCTGTAAATGAGTTACTGTTTTAAGCCGTTGCGGTTCTGATAAGCGCGATTCCGTCTTTGCCGGTTATAGATATTGTAGTTTTCCATACTTGCCCGTTCTGTCCAGCGATAGGAAGGTCTCCTATAACAACTGAAGCCGAAACGTAATCGGGATTAGTCGCAGACCTTGCGTCTTGTGAAGCCCGATATGCGAAAGCCTTTGCCGTTGACGCCGTGAATACAGTCCAAAGCAGGGTTTCGACAGTGGTATCCATAAAAAGAGTTACCGAGCATTCCCAATCGTAAAGACCGTAAACTCTTGCTTCGCCGACATCGCCGGAACTTGTTGCCATTAATACTTCTCTTTTAGCAGTCAATTCAACGGTGTCAATATAATCGCTTATATCGGTTCCGCCAAGTGTTAAATGACCACCCGCAAATACTTGTTTTGCCATTTTAATTTATCCTTTCAGAATAAGTTTATTTTAAAGTATTCCACCCATGACATGAATTGTAAAACTTGGATTTGATGTACCTGCTATTGTCCATGCTGCTTTCCAATAAGTATCGGTTATTTCACCGTCTGCCGGCGTTCCCCATACTGCCAAAGTCGAGGGAGTGATAGACGAGAAAGTAATTCTATCGGTATAAACTCCGCCCAATGTTGCGCAAGACTGAATTTTTACCGCAATAGAATGATCGCCGCCCGATGTGTTCGCCGTGCAGTGAACGCAGCCGTATATTTTCTGTCCTGTCGCAACCGCCCCTAATTCCTGCCCCGTTCCTGATGATGAACTGGTTTTCTCGCCTGTCGCAAGTATTTTTCCGAGAACGCAAAGGGTATTATTTCCAAGAGCCGCGCCGATATAAGGATAAACATCGCCGACTTTGCCACCGTTCTTGAACACCCCGCGACATACTTTTGTAAAAAAAACATCGCTTGTTAAAATTCCACCTGCCGGACTTACTGATAGTATTTTTGTATTACCGACTGAGTTATAATCTATTCCCGTTATTGCGGCTTCACCGTCCTCCCCAAAGCCGGACTGCGTGAATTCAACATCCATTAAACCCTGAATTCTTTCGATTCCAGCCGCGTCTATTCCGGTCACATCAAATAAAGGCTTTTTAATTAACAGGTTAAAGCTATTTGTCCATGTCGATAAATCATAACTATCAAACCAAATCTTACTCGAAA